TTCGGCAAGGACACGAATGAAAGCTACGTCCAACTGCTCGGGCAGTGGGGGATGCTCATCATGTCGTTCTACTTTGGTGGCCGCACCCTGGAAAAGATCATGGATATGAAGGCTAAGAAATGACGATCCTCTCCCTGACAGAAGCCCTGACCAAGCTGAAGATTGACCCGGTGTGGGCCGAGCCCCTGGCCGAGGTGTTCCACCGCTACGAGATCAACACCCCTGATCGGCAGGCTGCCTTCATTGGCCAGTGCGCCCACGAATCTGGCAACTTCAAGACGCTGGAAGAGAACCTGAACTACAGCGCAGAAAGCCTGATGAAGGTCTGGCCCAGCCGCTTCCCTACGCTGGAGGCTGCCAAGCCCTACCACCGCAACCCTGAGAAGATCGCCAATAAGGTCTATGGTGGCCGCATGGGCAACGGCCCGGAGGAGACCGGTGACGGCTGGCTGTACCACGGGCGGGGCTTGATCCAGCTCACCGGCAAGGACAACTATATGCTGGCCTCCGATGCCCTGAGCATGGACTTCATCCACTCCCCTGACTATGTGTTAGTGCCCAAGTACGCGGCCCTGACGGCTGGCTGGTACTGGAACAAGCGCAGCCTGAACAAAGAGGCCGATGCAAAAGACTACACCGCCATGACCAAGAAGATCAATGGCGGTGTGATCGGTCTGGAAGACCGGATCAAGCACATCACGCACGCGCTTGAGGTGCTTGCCTGATCATGGAACCAGCGGCCCGTATCTCCCGGTAACCCCGCCCATGATTGCCCCGGCCCAGTGCCGGGGCTTTTTTACTGTGCTGCGCCGAGCGCACGGATGCGCCGCTGGTAGGCAGAGGTGTGCTTGATGCGGGTGACGCTGTCAATTTTTTCCAGTGTTCCCTGGTTCAATTCCTTCAGCTCCCGCAGCTTGGTCATGCGCTCACGGGCTGGCAGCTTGGCCGTGTTGGCCATCTTCTCGGCCAGCGCCTCATACGCCTCGGCCCACTGCTCCAGGGTCTGGTGCGTGCTGAACGGCTGTTCCTTGCCGGGCACCATGATGGCAAAGCCTCCAGCCTGGGGCTCGGCCTCCACTACCTCGACAACCTCAGCCACCTCGACTACCTCCTCAACCAGCTCGACAGGCTCAGGCTCCTGCACCTGCACCACCTCCAGCACCTCGGGCGCTGCGGGCGGGGCCAGGGCATCCAGCGGGTTGCGTGTTGCCTTGGGCTTGGCTTCATCCGGGAAGTCCTGCGCCTCCTCGGCGGTGATCAGGCCCTTGAGCACATCCGGGAAGGCATCCCGCAGGGCAAAGCCACGGGCACGCATGGCCAGCATCCGCTTGGGGTAGGCCTGCCAGGGGCCTTGCTTGCCCCACAATCCTGCCCGCTTGGCATCCTCGACGGAGAACTTGGCGGTCACTGGTTTGCGGCCCTTGCGGTGGGCAACGCAGACGGCCACGGGGTTGGGCGTGCCCTCGCCCTCCATGTACTCCTCGACACCCTCGCAGACCGGGCTGGCCTGCACCAGGGCCATGGCTGCATCCCCGTAGACGCTGGGCTTGCCGTTGATGACAGCAATGTTTTGCAGCGCCTGCATGGGGGCGAGGCCAATCTCATAGCCCCATTGCACACAGACCATGATGTCCTGTGGCTTGCCTTGGTAGGCACGGGGCACCATGGAACTGTCGGCCAGCATCTTGCTGAACTCCATGGCCTCGGTGATGGTGGCCGGGGCAAAGCCCTGGCGGGTAACGGCAAGCTGTGTCATTTGATCTCCTTGATCTTCAGTGTGGATTGACGGGTGCTATAGGCCTCTTTGGCGGGCACAAGGCGCTCGGCCTGGGCAGAGTAGTGGCGCATCGGCCACTGGATCAGCAGGTTGCCAGCCCTGCCGGTCTGAGCCTGCTTGAGTAATTTTTTCAGCTCCAGCTCGGCCTCTTCAATGTCATCCTTGGCATCACGCATGGCGGCCTTGGCATCCAGGATCTTCTGCGCCCAGGTGGTAGCGGCCTCTGGCAGCTCGACCTCCTTGCTCTCGACGGGCGTAGGGTAGACCCTGTCCATGTCTTCGCTGGTCTCGGGTTCGTACCACTCAATGCCACCGGTGTGGCGGTAGGTCTCCAGCCTGCTCTCAAAGTCGTTGACCGATTTGATAATCTGGTTCTGGGTGTAGTCATGCCGAGCGAACAAGAACACTCGCATCTCAATGCCTTGGTACAGCACGCACACGGCACCCCACTTGTAGCCTGTCACCAGGAGCTGGCCCTGGAGCTGGATGGGGCCTCGGGCTAGGTCGGGCGTGTCCTCCGGGTAGGTCTTGGTGACCTTGGCCTCTAGCACACCGGGGCCTTCCAGCACGATGCTGTCCTGGCCAACAACGTAGATCCCCAGGTCACTGTCGCTGACAACGGTCTGGCCGCTGCCCTGGGCAATGCCATCCAGGCTGCACTGCAGGGGCCATGCTTGGCTGGTGAAGGGCTTGGTGATGTTCGTATCGAACTGCTCAATGCCCAGGCGCTTGCAGGCCTCGGTCAGCACCACGGGCTCCAGGGTGTTGCCCCATGCCATGGCCTCATTGCCGATGTCCTCGCGGGGCTTGCCGTCAATGGCATTGATGCTGAACTGCAGCTCATCATTGGGGCGGCTGTACTTGCTATAGCCCAGCAGTCCCGGCAGGCGGGATGCGGACATCATTCGGTCATCAGTTAATTTTCCGGCCATGGTTTTCCTTCAGTTTGTATTGGGCAATGTGCTTGCCCGTGGGGGTGGTGACGGTTTCGGTCTCAATCTCAATGCCTTGCTGGCGCAGGTCTGCAATGCGGGCTGCCAGCCGGAAGCAGTTCGCTTCCTGCAGGGCATCCATGGCGGTGACCGGGCCGCGCTTGAGCATCTCCATGATCATGTTGGCCTGGCTCATCAGATGACCCCCCAGAGAATGGCCAGCAGCAGGCCAAACAGGATGATCCCGCACAGACCCATGATGACCTTGTCGGCCAGGGTGAACTCGGGAGCAGGTTCGTAGATGCCGCCTCGGTGGCCGGGGCCAAAGGCCTCTTCCATGGTGCGGGGGTAGCGTTTCGTGGTTTGCATGGTTTCTCCTTTGGTTAACGGGCAATCAGACGGGCAACTTGGGCGGGCTTCCAGTCCGTGTTTCCACGGGCAGTCTGGATGCCACGGGCAGACAGGGCGCTGGCAATGTCACGCAGGGTGGCAGCACCGGCTGCCTGGATGCTGACAATGATGGGCTGGACACGGGAGGCAAAGGCATCAGCACGGGCCTGGATGCGCTCTAAGCCAGCCTCGCTGCCTTTGGTGGGGGTAGGGCTGCCCAGGCGCACGCCACGGGCCTTGGCGGCCTGCAAAGCGGCCTTGGTGCGCTCGCTGATCTTGCGGGCCTCCCACTCTGCAAAGACGGCAGACATCTGCAGGAAGGTGCGGTCTGCCTCGGGCATATCGGCGCAGACGAACGGCACGCCAGACTCCAGCAGGCCGGAGATGAAGTGGACATTGCGGGCAAGGCGGTCTAGCTTGGCGATGACCAGGACGGCCTTGGCCTTCTTGGCTGCGGCCAGAGCCAGGGCAAGCTGCTCCCGGTCATTCTTGCGGCCAGATTCGACCTCGGTGAACTCGGCCACCAGCTCGGCAGCGCCGATGTGCTGGGTGACGGCGGTGCGCTGGGCCTCCAGGCCAAGGCCGCTTTGGCCCTGGCGGTCAGTAGACACGCGGTAGTAGGCGACAAAGCGGGTCATGTCAGGCCTCCACAGCAGCCAGGATCATGGCCTTCATGGCGCTGGACTTGTAGTTATCCAGAGCCTGGGAGGCATTGTCAAACCGCTTGCCAAGGCCGCGCCAGACGCGGTGCGAGGCATTCTGACAGCAGACAAACAGGTGATCGTTAGCAATCCAGATCTCTGCGGAAGCCTTGCCGCAGGACAGTTGCACAAACTTGCCAGCCTCGGTGACTTCGTGCTTGGTAATGAGAACTTGGGTCATGTCTGCAACTCCTTGCGCTTCATCTGCGCGTTGAACATGGGTGTACTGTAGCACAAGCGATATCGGTTGCAACAGGCAAGACCAAGAAAAACACTAGGACAAACCCTAATGCCCATCCTGCCCCTGGATGCGTGTAGACTCTGGCGCTATCGCCACGATACCGAGCAGGCCCATGCAACAGAAGAGAATCCCATTCCTGGTGAGGCTGCACCCTGACAGCAGAGAGCTGCTGACCAAGGCCACCGCAGACCAGCGCCGCAGCATCAGCGCAATCATTGACCAGTGTGTGCGAGACCAGCTCCAGCCCCGCTACGGTGGCTTGGAGCCCCGTCTGCAGCGGTTCCTGATGGGAGTGAAGCAATGACGGAGGGGGAATGAATGAGCTGGCTCTTTTCGCAGGCGCTGGTGGAGGAATACTTGGGGGGAAACTTCTCGGATGGCGAACCGTCTGC